CTATGTAGCACCAGCAACAGGCATGAAACCTATTCCAGTATATAGAATCCACCCTGACATGATATTCAGAGTTCCGTCACAAGCTGACAATTCTTCAGGTGTTATTGGCACAAGCGTAACCGCTCATACCGATTTGTTACAGGTTACTGCAACTACCACTAAGGGCATTTGTGAAATTGTAGACTTGCTTGGTAGTGGTGCAACAGGAACAGAAGTTTTAGTTAGATTCCCAGTGGTAGCAGGTAGATAAGAAAGGAGATAAACAATGGCAGTATTTTCAAAACTATCTGGTAAAAATGATTCTCTGTATAAAGCAGTTGAAGGAGTTTTAACCGAGATTATAAATGATGTAGACACAGGAAAAAGTGATGATGACAAAGTATTAAGTTCCATTTTTAATCTCAAGACTTCTAAGAAGTTTGGAGAGAGAGTTGGTGGAATGACAGAGTTTGCTAACTTTGCACCTGTAAGCGAAGGTGGAGTTGCAGCAAATGACGAAATAACCGAAGGTTATGCAAAGTTAGTCGTGCATACCCAATTTATGAAGAACTTCACAACTACCCGTCAGATGATTAAAGATGGCGAAATTGACACAGCTAAAATTGCAGCCGCTAACTTTGTTAAGGCTTATAAAAGGTCTAAGTTAGAGTTTGCGACAGCATTCCTTGCAACAGAAGGAACTACATTCGCATATGCAGGTCAGACTTTTGATAAAACCACAGGCGATGCTTTGGGTTTATTCTCAACTGCTCATCTTTCTAAATCAGGTGGTGCTACTCAATCTAATGTCTTTACCAATGAACTTGGTTCAGATTCACAGATGCTTATGAGATTGGCTAACTTGGGTAGAAACTTTAAGAACGATAGTAAACATACCACAGGCTATGTGTTTGATACTATTGTAGTTCCAGGAAATGTTTGGGATATGGAAGATACCGTTAGAAAGATAATCATGTCTTCTAATATTGTTGGTAGTGCTAACAATGATGTAAATACCCAAAAGAATAAATGGAATCTTGTAGTTAACCACCGTTGGGAAGCTGCAAGTGGAACTAAGCCTTACATCTTGCTTTCAAGCGAAGCAAACAAAGAGTTGCAAGGATTGGTATTCTATAACAGAGAAGAACTTGATGTAATGAACGAAATAGATATTAACACTCGTAACCTTGTATGGAACGGTTATACAAGATTCAGTGCAGGTTGTTTCAATTGGAGATGTGCTATTTTAGGTGGTGCAACATCAGGTACAACCTTGTCTTAATTTAATTGGGGGGAGAAATCCCCCCTCCTTAAAGGAGAGTAACTATGATTACATGGAAAGATGATAATACATTTGTTGAAGGGAATAGGATATTCCAAGTTGATAGTAAGAACGAAGATGGTTCAATGGTTTCACACATGATAGGCTTTACTGATAAATCATTAGAAAAGGTTTATAACGAAACAGCGATTACTCCTTTGGAATCCAAAGAGATTAAAGATATTGAGATAACAGAAGTCGCAGAACCTTTGGTAAAAGAAGATAAACCAAAGAGTGAACCCAAAAAGTTTATCTGTCAGTATTGTGGTAGAGATTGTAAAGCTAATATAGGTCTTGTAAACCATGAACCCAAATGTCCTGAAAATCCCAATAACAAGAAAGGAGAATAGATAAATGAGTGAACAAACTAATTTTACGGAAGTAACCGCAGAAAAATTCACAGGCAATTTTGTTGGCGATGTAACTGGTTCTCTTATAGGAACATTGTCTGCAAGTGCGGAGATTTCAAAAGCTGATAGTTATGCACTTGTGGCTGCCGATAAAGTGACTCCAATTATAGTCGCTAAAATGACAGTTGGAAGTAAAGTTTTGACTCTTGGACTTGCTGCTAATAAAGCTGTTATCGTTTACAATTCTGGCACTGAATCATACACAGTTAAAAATGTAGCTGCTGATACAGGAACAGTTTTAGCAACAACTAAAGCAATTCTTGTTGTAGGTTCTGCAACTGCAAATGCTTCAATAGTAGTCGCACTTAATTAAAATTTGGGGGGAGGGTTAACACTCCCCTATTTTCAATATCATAAAGGGGGAAATAATATGAATTGGGGAGAAATACAACTTACCACATTAAAAAAGATAGACCCATCATATAATTCATTAACTCCTAATAGAAACACAAAGGACTATCTAAATGCAATAGTTGAAGCAGGTAATCGTGGGTTGCGTGATTTATCAACAGCAGGTAAATACATTGTTAAAAGCTATGAAATATTGCAAAATCCTATTGAGAACCTATTAGGTGATAAAACTTCAATTTATCAACATTTGAATGATGATATAGAGTATTCAGCAGTAGCCTATGCTTATTCCTTTGATGTAGACAATCCTTGCGAAGTCGAAATATATGTTGATAATGTTCTTGATACGATAATTACACATTCAAATGAAGCTTATACGAATTATAAAGGTACAATTTCAAACCCAACAGATGCAGATGTAAGGCTTGTGTTTTCTGGTGATTATCCATATCAATATACAAATGTTGCACTTTATGGAGTTAAGTTTGAATCAGATTCTAAGGTATGGAGATATTCGCAAAGCAGAAAGTATAATTTCAACGAACTTGTAACAGATTTTTATAAACTTAATCATGTTGACATAGTACATGAAAACCCATATTTAAAGATTGACGATTACTTTTGGGAAGGTGATTCCACATTGGTATTAGACGGTACTCAATCTGGTAAATGGATTGTTCATTATTTTGCATACCCACAAACTATTGCAGCTGATACACCGATTGATACAGATATGGGATTAGACCCAGAAGTAGAGGCATTATTGCCTTTATATATGGCAAGTGAATTATATTTTGAAGAATCTCCGTCTAAGGCAACTCAATTTAGGAATCAATATGAAGCAGGAAAAGAACAATTAGTTGCTATGGAAACTCATGGAAAGGCACAATTTGTTGACGATAGTGGGTGGTTATAATGAAGTTTAGTATTCCATCAGAAGAAACTGTATATCAACTATCAATTGAAAACTTTAATGGTACAGACCAACGCAATGCACCATCTAAGGTTAGATTAAATCGTAGTCCTGCTTGTCCTAATATGATTAGAGAAACCACAGGTCATAATGTAAAGCGAATGGGATATGAAACAATCTTTGAATTAACAGATGATATTAATGGTATTCATGTTTTGAGATTAGCAGATAGTTCCGCAAGTTATATTATTCATTCAGGAACTAAATATTATAAAGCTGTACTTGGAGAAACTCCTTCAACTACCGACTTAGGTGTAACAGGAAATGATGGGTTTTCTGTATCGTTTCAAATGAATAGTAACTTGTATATTTTAGACGGTGCTAAATATTGGGTGTATGACGGTTCAACAATTGCAGAAGTAACTGGCTATATACCAACAATCCTTATTTCAAGAGACCCAACAGGCGGTGGTGTTATTTATGAATCGGTTAACCTTCTTTCAAATTGGAGAGAGGAACACTTTTTGGGGAACGGAACTGATAAAACGTATCAACTATCCGCAGTTTCTATAAATAGTGATACCGTTATTGTAAAATCACTACAAGCAGATGGAACATTCCTAACACTAACAGAAAATACAGAGTTTACTGTAAACAGAACTCTTGGAACTATTATCTTTGATTCTGTTAAACAAACTCCTGCTGTTGGGGTTGATAACATCTATATAAAATATAGCAAAACAGTAACAGGGTACGCAGACAAAATAAAGAAATGCACAATTTGTACTTTGTATGGATTGAGTGGTTCAATGAACAGGGTTATAGTAAGCGGTAATTCAGACCTAAGAAATACCCAGTGGCATAGTGCTTCTGATGACCCAACATATATTGGAGATACTTTTTATACTTTATCAGGGCAAGACAGTGCAAGTATCATAGGGTACTCATTATCAGGCGATTATCTCGCCATACACAGAGATTATAGCGAAAATGGTAGTAATGTTCACCTAATGAATGGTGCGTTGGTAGACAATGTGTTTACCCTTGTATCAGCAGGTTCATATCCTGCCGAGGGTGCTTTAAGCAAGTATGCTTTTTCTTCATTTGACAATGAGCCAATGTATCTAACGATAAACAAGAATGTTTCGTCAATTACACCACAAGATTATTCAGGAGAAAAGTTTTCGCAAGAACGGTCTTACTACTTATCAGGTCTTTTAGAAGAATATGCTACTTCTACTTCCTATTCATGTATATGGAATGGGTTTTATGTTATATCAGGTGGCGAATACTTGTTCTTACTTGATTCAAACCAACCTGTATATGACAGAAATGAACTTTATGCAAATAGACAATACGAAGGATACTATTTCACAGGTATAAACGCAACAGTTTTAATGGAAATTGACGGAGAATTATACTTTGGAACAGCAAGTGGATATATTAAGAAGTTTACTGACGGACTATACGCAGATGATGGTTCAACTATAACTGAAACCGTTAGTGTAGACGGAGAAGATGTTACAACTGATTTATCGTATCGTTGTTACTGGGATACTCCTGAACTTTACGGAAAATATCCAGAGCTAAAGAAAACATTCAAGCATTTAGCATTGTTATTAACATCTTATCCATATACAGGGTGTAGAGTGTGGATAAAAATAGACGGAATTTGGGAAGTTTTGTTTGATTATGACACAATAGCTAACTTTTTCGACTTTTCAGATTTAAGATTTGATACCATGACATTCAGAACAGATGATACACCAACTGTTGCAGGTGGTAAGTTTACATATAAGAACGCACTTCATACACAATTAAGATTTGAAAACTCAAGACCTGAACCGTTTGGGATATATTTTGCAATTATTAAATATGTGCTTGGTGGAGAATATATTAAGTAAAGGAGATAAGTTATGGCAATAACAAGCAGAAAAATCACAACCTATGCCGACAATATTGCAGATTTAGCAGACCGCCCAAACGAAGATGGTGTATCTGCCGACCAATTAAAAGCAATATTTGACGGTAGGGGTGATAAAGAAATTAAAGATTCTATCAATGGAATTGTAGATGATTTAGTTGCAACAACAGACGGTGCTTCTGGTGCCGACCAAATCGGAGCAACACCTGTAAAAGATGGTGGTGCTGAAACGGTGCAAGGTATATTAGAGGAAAGTGTTTATTCTGATGATGTTCGTGGCATTAGGCTAAATGTTGACAAAGTAATAGAAGTAACCACTGATGGTGAAGAATGGGAAGCCACTGGTTCAAGCGGGCACTTAATATTGGATGGTTCTGGCAACCCTATGCCTCAGCGGTCAAGATTGCAGTTTAGCTACACTACCATGACTGATGATGAAGGGAATAATAAGACTGTAATTGCTGGATTAAAAGGCGATACAGGCGATACTGGCCCACAGGGCATTCAAGGTATTCAAGGTATTCAAGGAGAAACGGGTGCCACTGGTAATTCCATTATACCTTCCGTAGACCAAGATACAGGGTTAATGAGTTTTACAGAAGGCCCTGCCGGGGTTGTTCCATCTTCTGTTTATGTTCGTGGTCCACAAGGTCCGCAGGGAGTACAAGGAGTACAGGGTCCCACTGGCCCTACTGGTCCTACT